AAAAACGTGGTGTAAAAACTAAAGGAATGAAAGAAGAAGTATATACAGGACCTAAAAAAGGTGACTTAAAAGGATATGGATCTAAAGCATTCAAAGAATATGAGAAGAATATGGATCCTAAAAAACGTCAAGCACTCAAAGACAAGGCAACTAAAGGTATGAAATTTACTCATGAAGGAAAGGACACTTCAGCAATGAAAAAATTCCTTGATGATAAAGCAAAGAAATTAGAGAAGAAAAGAAATTCACAATCTGATGCTGCTAAAAACAATCCTCATTTTGATAGCACATCTTCCATGCCTAGAAGTAGAGTATATGCAGGTCTACAACTAAGTGGTGACAATAGACTTGGTAAACTCTTAGAAGGTCTAACAGCGAAAGAGCGTATGAAAAGAGACGCAGGTGCTATTGCTAAGAAGAAGATGAGACAGAAAGAGCATAACAAATATGTTAATTTCTTAAATGTTGATGAGGCATTACATCCTAACGTAGCAAAGAATGATGCTATTAATAAGGCAAATGCTATGAAGCGTGCAAAGGAGAGGGAAGCATCTAAACCTTCTGCTGATGTAATTGCTGCTAGAAAGCGTCAGTATAAAGGTGGTAGTGACTATACTACTGCTGACAAAAAGAAAGTTATTCAGTCTTATAAGAAAGAAGAGACTATCCTAGAAACACCAAAGGGTGACGCAGGAAAAGACACACCAACTAAACAGGCAGATAGAGCTGCTCGTAGTTATGGTAGTGGTTACGGTGCAAAGTATAATGCTCCTGCTCGTAAGACTATTCATAAAATGAAGAGAGGAGTTAAGAAGTATAAGGGTGAGAAGGAAAATAATGATGGGTCTACAAAGATGACCAACTTCATTGATGATAGAAAGTCTCACTTCCATACACAAGGTAAGTCTTATGATGAGCCTTCAAGGAAGAAGATGAAGAAGGAAGAAGTTGCAATTTCTGAAAAAATAAAGTATGATAGTAAAGGATCTTCTATGGATTACTTCCTAGGCAAAGATCCAAAGAAGACAAAATACTATAAAGATAATAAGAAAAAGAATGAATCTAAATCATCTTGCGAATGCAAGCATGAGTCATTCTCCGATTTCCTAAAGGAAGGCAATAACACTGCCAGAATGTTACATAAGTCGAAGACTCAAGTCACAGGTAATTTATCTGCAGATAGAGGTAACGACGAAAAAAAGAATCAAGCCTCTAGAAAGGGGCTAGAAAAAGATCTTAAAAAGAAAGGGATCGGTTACAAAAAAGGTGTAGGCAAATACAAGTATGACAGTGGCGAAACTGGCACAGAAGTATCCTATCAGACCTCAAAACCTGATAAAATGTCAAAACGTCGTTTTGGAAAAACCATGCGTCGTTTAGGTAGAAAGCACGGACAAGAATCTGTAATCACTAAGGACAAAAACAAACCTGCAAGATTGCATGATACCGAAAGCAAGAAACCTGGTAAGTCGATAAACATAGGTAAATCTAAAGGTGGATCTAATCCATCTGGTATGGGTCAAACTTCTGGTGATAAAGTCAGGAGTGGTAAACTACCGTCTAAATCTAAAAAAGGAGCATATCATTATGGCTGAAGAGCGTAGTAAAGTCTGTCGTTATTGTGGACTCATTGCACCGCAAGGGCATTGGAGACCATATACATGGATAGAAAAACATGAAGCAAACTGTCCTAAGAATCCAACATGTCAAGCAGCAGCATAAAAACATTCCAAGAGTTTCACGAATCTGCATGGCAGAGGAAGGAAGGTAAGAATAAGACAGGCGGTCTGAATGAAAAAGGACGCAAATCTTATGAGCGTGAGAATCCTGGCAGCGATTTAAAAGCACCACAACCTGGTGGAGGACCTAGAAAGAGATCATTCTGTGCAAGAATGGGTGGAGTAAAAGGACCTATGAAAGACGAGAAAGGTCGTCCAACCCGTAAAGCACTCGCACTTAGAAAATGGAAGTGCTAGTATAAATAAGTATAAAGACTTATTATATGAAATTCCTTAATACCTTCTTGTTGGGTATATCGGTAACAATATTAGATACCCTATACAAGGGAAGACATTTTGAAAGATTTTGGGTGCTAGAGGAGATCGCTCGGGCACCCTATTTTGCTTTTATAAGCGTATTACATTTACGAGAATCATTAGGTCTGAGAGGACAAGTGCATACTGATCTTATGAAAGAGCACTTTGCACAGACTCTAAATGAGACAGAGCATCTAGAAGAGATGGAAAAGAGGGGAGGTAATAAGTATTGGATAGATAGATTCTTCGCACGTCATCTAGTATTACTATACTATTGGATCAATGTAGCATACTATTTGTTTGATCCCATAGATGCATATGATCTTTCCGAGAAAATAGAGTGGCATGCAGCAGATACATACTCTAAATACTTAGAAGAATTTCCACAGGATGAAAAGATTTCTGCTATAATGCAGGATGAGATTCATCATGCTCAGGAATTATCTGAAGCCATACGTCTTATAACATGAAGTCACAGTTTATCCTATTTGCATGTTTTTTACCACTTGCTGCGATATACATAGTGATGAAATTTGCTGTATGGATGAGTGCCGTAAACAACGAGACGATCTATGTTAGCAAAGAACGGTTTAGAAAGCGAGGACCCTATGTGGAGAATCCGTATGCGGACGTTGATGAAGAGGAAGAGGAATATGGAGATACGACAGATTATAAATGACGTCCTTCATCAATATTATGTTGTAGAGCGTGGTATGCCTATTCCTAGATGGAAAACCAACACAGATCCACAGTGGTGGATAGATTATCTTGCATCATTAAAAGATGGTAGTAGTACACAGCGTTAACATAATGGTGCTAATACTTGTCATTTCTGTGACAATACTGATTGCCTATATAATGAAGTATGCGTATCAGGAGATGAATGATGGGAGCGATGACACCTCCAAGTCGGAAGAGTTGCTATAACTTCAGAGTTGTCGAAATCAATCGTGTAGTTGACGGAGATACAATCGACGTGACTATAGACTTAGGTTTTGATCTCAGCAAAAAAGAAAGGGTGCGTGTAGCAGGAGTTGATACTCCTGAGAAGAGGACAAGAAACTTAGAGGAGAAAGCACTTGGAATTGATGCGACTAACTGGATCAAAGAAAAACTTGAAGGAGCGATTGACGGTGAGGATGATCTTGTCATTAGGACTGAGCTCGTTGGTGGTATGGGCAAGTATGGTCGTCTTCTTGGGTGGCTTTATATTGGGGATTCAACTGTGTCTCTCAATGAACAGATGATTGACGAAGGATACGCTTGGTGCTATGATGGAGGGACAAAAAACAAAGACTTCGAGTCTCTTCGTGAGATTCGTAGATCACATGGCACACTACTAGAAGGATGAGAGACAAAATGATTGATGCCTTGCTGCAACATGCCAAGGGTCAAATACATAAACATAAAATGAATGTTGAGGTTTACCTTACAAACCCAGTTGGTATCGGTGAGCATCCAGATGTGATGGAAGCAATCGAAAAAGAATTAGATATGATTGCACATTATCATGATCAGATAGAAGTCATTTCTACTTACATCGAATAATGCAGATAGAAGAATTAGAAGAAGGTGATTGGTATTGCTCCATGAATATGGGGATAGAGGAGGTAAGGTATCTCTATGCTTTTTTTAAGAAAGCAAAGGGTGAGACTCCTGATGAAAAAGATTATATAGAGATGATGAGAAAAAGATTATTTGCAATGATGGCAGAGTTTGCATTAACGGAGTTATGAGTCAACAGGAGATATATCTAGGCAATCCTAATCTGAAGAGGGCAAATGTTGCACAAAACTTTACCCCTGAGGAAGTAGAGGAGTTTGTCAAGTGTAGCAAAGATCCTGTATACTTTATCACTAACTACATCAAGATCATATCTCTTGACCTAGGTCTTGTGCCATTTGATTTGTATCCGTTTCAAGCGGATATGGTAAATAAGTTTCACGACAATAGATTTAATATAGCAAAACTACCACGACAGTCAGGTAAGTCAACAGTTGTTACTGCCTATCTGTTGTGGTATTCCATTTTTAATGACAACGTAAACGTAGCGATCCTTGCTAACAAGGCAGCGACTGCTCGTGAGATGTTGCAACGTCTACAATTATCATATGAAAACCTCCCTAAATGGCTCCAACAAGGAGTCGTCAACTGGAACAGAGGATCACTGGAATTGGAGAATGGAAGTAAGATCATGGCTGCATCTACTTCTGCTTCTGCTGTTAGGGGTATGTCGTTTAATATTATATTTCTCGATGAATTCGCCTTTATTCCAACTCATATTGCTGATGAGTTTTTTAGCTCTGTTTATCCAACTATATCCTCTGGTAAGTCAACTAAGGTTATAATCATCTCTACCCCTAAGGGTATGAATATGTTTTATAAACTCTGGCATGACGCAGAGTTAAAGAGAAATGAATACGTTACAACAGAGGTGCACTGGTCTGAGGTGCCAGGCAGAGACGCACTATGGCGAGAGCAAACTATTGCCAACACATCTGAAGAGCAGTTTAACCAAGAGTTTGAATGTGAATTCTTAGGATCAGTCAATACACTCATTACGTCAACTAAACTAAAGATCATGACGTATGAGGAGCCTTTAACTAAGAATGCAGGACTGGATATATACGAAGAACCTATAGCAGATAATCAATATGTAATGACTGTTGACGTGGCACGCGGTCTAACTAAGGACTATTCTGCATTCTTAGTGTTTGATACGACCACTATTCCGTATAGAATCGTAGCAAAATACAGGAATAATGTAATTAAACCTATGCTATTTCCTAATGTTATACACCAAGTCGCACTAAGTTACAATCATGCGTACATTATGGCGGAAGTAAATGATATCGGTGGGCAGGTTGCGGACATATTACAGTATGATCTTGAGTATGATAATCTTCTTATGTGTGCTATGCGTGGAAGAGCAGGTCAGGTTGTAGGACAAGGATTCTCTGGTAGTAAGACACAACTAGGAGTCAAGATGAGCACTACAGTCAAGAAGACTGGTTGTTCTAATATGAAAACATTGATTGAAACAGACAAACTAGTATTCCAAGACTATGATATAATAAGTGAGTTAACTACTTTTATACAAAAAGGTCAAGCGTGGGAGGCAGAAGAAGGTTGTAATGATGACCTCGCCATGTGCATAGTTATCTTTAGTTGGTTAGCAACATCTGATTATTTCAGAGAGTTGCATGACAATGACGTTAGAGCACGTCTGTATCAAGAGCAGAAAGAGCAGATTGAAGCAGACATGGCACCCTTTGGTTTCATTGATGATGGAATGAATGAGGAAACCTTCGTTGACAAAGATGGCGATGTATGGCATACTGACGAATACGGTGACCGATCTTACATGTGGGAGTTTCGATGATTTTTATTTCTTGTCCACCAGTGTATACATTGCCTGGCACTTGGACAAAGTGTGACGCACTTATACCTCACGCAAACTATGACCCAAACTTTACGTTTCCAATATCAGTAGCAGTATTTACTGTGCTGTTAGCAGGGTTTGGGATTTACAAAGGATTCTTTGCAAACAAAGACTTGGCAGATCCTTGGGATGATCATGACGACTAATGTATCATAATAACTTTTTTACCGATGAGCAATGGGAATGTATTAGGGTTTGTGTAGCAAACGCACCCATACCTTATGACATCTCTAAGAAAAAAATTCCTGCTTCTATCCTAGATAAGATAGGATATCCTCAGAAAAAGCAACATAAGGGGATTGAAAAAGTTTCTTACGATCTAACACCCTATGGAATTAACGACTGAAATCATCGAAAAAATCCAAGAAGCAATGAGACATACCAAGAAGGATGGCACTGTCAACTGGAAAGATACTGATGAGATTGAGGTAAATCTAGCAGGGACATTTGCTGCTGATAGATTTATTGTTATCAAAAACAAAACAAAAGATCCAGTAGTATCTGCTCAACCACATCCTTACTTTGATTATGAGAAGAAGGTCTTTACTAAAGATGGTAGAGAAGAATACATGAAAGAGAAGGATGGAACTAAGTGATCTTCATTTACTACAACCAATAGTGATTGATGGTGTTGTTGGTTACATCAATTTTATATGTGAAGATTATGTTACCATGATATTCATGGACACACCACTACC